AAATCGGAACAATTGATATACTCACGGGTGGGTTCCCCTGCCAGCCCTATAGTGTTGCAGGAAAACAAAAAGGAACCGATGACGATCGATATCTCTGGCCAGAAATGTTTAGAGTCATTAAAGAAGTCCAACCCACCTTCGTTATTGCAGAAAATGTCAGAGGTCTTATTAACATCCAAGACGGCATGGTCTTCGAAACAGTGTGCTCTAATTTGGAAAGTGAAGGCTTCGAAGTCCAAACGTTTGTTATTCCAGCTGCAGGCGTCGGCGCGCCACACAAAAGAGACAGAGTCTGGATTGTGGGCTACTCCGAACACAATGGATCACTTACCTCCAAGATCAAAAGAGGGAACCATGAAATTAATGCAGGGACACAGGAAAGGCAGAACACGACCCTCGAATCTAAGAGAACAAGTGGATCCAGAAACAATGAGATTATGGAGAACTCCAGACGCACATTGCGACAGGGGAGCGAGCTCGGCAAAGAGAATGCAAATGAAAGTAGACAAGAAGATGCCTATCAGTTTGAACGATCAAGTAGCGCATCCGAACATCATGTGGCCGACACCGAGAGAGTTTATGTACAAGGACAGCAAGATAGATCGAGGCAAGAGCAATCTAGGGGAGAAAGTTGGTGGGAGTTTGAACCCAACGTGGGTAGAGTGGCTAATGGGGTACCCGGCAGAGTACACAGACTTAAAGCATTGGGAAACTCTATCGTCCCACAAATCGCGGAAGAAATAGGAAAGGCAATATGGACAGTACTCAACCAGCGTTAAAAATATTATCATTAGGAGCAGGAGTGCAAAGCTCTACCATGGCTTTAATGGCAGATGCAGGAGAGTTTGGAGATAAACCTGATGCAGCAATCTTTGCAGACACAGGTTGGGAGCCTAAACCTGTATTAGATCATTTAAATTATTTAAAAACAATTTTAAGTTATCCTGTGCATATTGTAAAAAAAGGTAATATCCAAGATGACATACTCAAGGCTCTCGCACCAGGCGGTAATCAATTTGCTAGCGCTCCTTTCTATACAATTAATGCAGAAGGTAAAAAGGGAATGGGTAGAAGACAATGTACAAGAGAATACAAAATAACTCCAATTGCTAAAAAAATAAGAGAAATATTTGGATTAAAACCAAGACAAAGATTTCCAAAAGATAAATTTGTTGAGGTTTGGGTTGGTATATCAACGGATGAAGCAATGCGAATGAAGCCCTCAAGATTTTGGTGGCAAAAAAACAAATGGCCTTTAATTGAAAAAAACATGTCACGAGCAGATTGTTTAAAATGGTATGAAGGTAAAGGATTTAAAATACCAGTGAAGAGTGCATGCATTGGTTGTCCTTTTCATGATGATAAATTTTGGATTGAAATGAGAGATCAAAGACCAAAAGAATTTGCATCTGCTGTAGAATTTGATAAAAAGATGCGTATGCACAATCCTAAAATTAAAAATTTTGTACATAGACAATGTGTTCCTTTAGATGAAGTTAAATTTAAAGAAGATGATCAAATAGATTTATTTAATAATGAGTGCGAAGGGATGTGTGGCGTATGACTAATAAAAAATTATTTGAAGAAATTTTCCCACAAGATAAACAAATTGGAGGATCTCATTATAAAGATTTTCACATACAACCTTATGAATTTATATCTAAAAATAATCTCAGCTTCTTCCAGGGGAACGTTGTGAAATACGTTTGCAGATATTTAAATAAGAATGGTATCGAAGATTTAGAAAAAATAAAACATTATTGTGATTTAGAAATATTAAAACTAAAAGATGTAAAGAAAAAATGATCGGAGACAGAGATCTAGGGAAGAACTGGCATCTAAGATTTAGAAAGATTATACAAAAACTAAAAGAAAAAAATGAAAGACTTTATAGACAAAACCAGATAATGAAACGAAGACTTACTAAATATGAGGGTGTTACAGGTATGGTTCATTATTACAACAGAAAAGAATCAGCATGACAGGACTACAGTTTACATTTAACTTTAAAAAACATATTTGGGCATCTCCATCAGAATACAAAGATTTAAGTAAGTATGATGAGATCGCTATAGATTTAGAAACTAGAGACGAAGGTATTAACAATAAGTTAGGAGCAGGTTGGGCAACTGGTAATGGTTATGTTATTGGTTTTGCAGTAGCTGTAGAAGGATGGCAAGGCTATTATCCATTTAAACATTATGGTGGTGGTAATATGATTGAGAAACAAGTCCTACAGTACATGAAAGATGTATGTGCTTTACCTTCTAGAAAAATATTTCACAATGCACAATACGATGTAGGTTGGTTACAACAAATGGGTATCAAGGTGAATGGAGAAATTGTAGATACGATGATTGCTGCAGCAGTCATTGATGAAAATAGATGGTCTTATAGTCTGAATGGTTTAGCTAAAGATTATCTTGGTGAGCTCAAGTCCGAAACAGATTTAAACGAAGCAGCTAAGGATCATGGCATCGATCCGAAAGCGGAAATGTGGAAGTTACCTGCAGAGCATGTCGGGTTCTATGCGGAACAAGATGCACGGCTCACGTACCTGTTATGGCAAAGATTTAAACCAGAATTATTTAATCAGAATTTAACTACAATTTGGGACTTAGAAGCTAAGTTGTTACCTATTTTAATTGAAATGAGAACGAAGGGTGTAAGAGTTGATGTGGAGCGAGCTCATCGATTGAAAAAGGAATTTCAGGAACAAGAGAAAGAATATTTGCAAAAAATAAAACAGCTAGTAGGAAAAGACATAGACATATGGGCAGCACGACAAATAGGAGAAGCTTACGACAAGTTAGGGATAGATTATCCACGTACTGACAAAACTCATGAGCCATCTTTTACATCTAATTGGTTAGCTAATTCGAAACACGAAATTAGTAAATTTATAGCACAAGCTAGAGAGATCAACAAGTTTCATGGTACATTCTTGGACTCAATTTTAAGATATGAATTTAATGGGAGGATACATGCTGAGATTAATCAGTTACGGAGCGACAGTGGTGGGACTGTCTCTGGCCGTTTGTCTATGGCTAATCCTAATCTTCAACAGTTACCCGCACGTAACAAAGACTTTGGACCTAAAATCCGAGGTCTCTTCTTACCAGAAGAAGGTTGTAGATGGGGTTCATTTGATTACAGCCAACAAGAACCACGAATGGTAGTGCATTATGCTGCCTCTATCGGTGAAGGATACGAAGGATCTAACGAGCTTGTAGAGGCATATGCAAATTCAGAAACAGACTTCCATCAAACAGTAGCAGATCTAGCAGGGATAGAGCGAAAGCAAGCAAAAACAATTGGATTAGGATTGATGTACGGGATGGGGAAGAATAAATTAGCAAACAGCCTTGGGCTATCAACAGAAGAAGCATCAGCACTAATTGCAAAATATAATAGAAAAGTTCCATTTGTTAAGCTTTTATCTGACAGATGCATGCAAAAAGCAAGTGATGAAGGTGTAATTAGGACAAAAAAAGGCAGAAAATGTAGATTTGATTTATGGGAACCTAAGGATTTTGGTATACACCAGGCAGAAACATTTGAAAATGCATGTTCTAAATATGGTAGAAACAACATAAAAAGAGCCTTTACTTACAAAGCTTTAAATAGATTAATACAAGGATCCGCAGCAGATCAAACTAAACAAGCCATTATAAGTTGCCATGAAGCTGGATATACACCTAAAATACAAATTCATGATGAACTTTGTTTTGACATCAAAGATGATAATGATGTAAAAACTATTATGGATACAATGGAAACTTGTATGGAATTTAAAGTCCCAAGCAAAGTGGACGTAGCTTTAGGAGATGACTTTGGACAAGCTTCATAAAAATATTATTGCAGGTGTTGGTACAGTTATTTGGCCATTGTATATGATATTTAAAAATCGTTTACAAATTAAAAAGTTTGAAGATATTAAAATAATACATAATACACACGCTGAGTTTAAGGCAACCATACGAAGTGATATTGAAAATCAAGGATTACTTTGTCCTATGGTAGTTGATGAAGAATTACAATTAAGAAACGGAAATCATAGATTTAAGGCTCTACGAAAACATGGAGACGGTAGTTTCTTTTATGTAGCAAAATCTGATGAGGAAGTAAATTTTTTCTCTAGGTTAAATGTTTTGACTTGGGAGATGCATCCAGATGTAACTGAACTAATGGATAAGCTATGGCAAGGAAAAATGAAAAAGTACACAGAGAAAGTACCTCATATATTCAAGGAAGATGTGAGATCTGCAATAAAAAGTTAGCAGTTGTTTAGAAAAGCGTATAAGCCTCTTATCAACTTAATGATTTTTTTTTGAAAAAAATAAATAGCTAATTTTTAACTAGCTATATCAAAAAGACCAAGTTTAGCATCTCTTACGCTCTGGTCTATGATCTTAATTTTAAGATCTTTAATTTCAATATCGATCCACTTCATGTCTGTAGTCACTCTACCCTGTGACAACGCTTGTTGTGCCCACTTGGACTCCAGCTCTAGTTTCTTCGATATTAACTCCTGTAGTGCCATTTCCTAGCTCCTCATAAGTTATGTGCCATCTATGGACTCCTCGTCCCAGATCGCCTTTTTCCACAGAATATAAACCTTGATTTAGATTCTGTGCGAAGCCTCCTATCGCATCTTCATCTGTGGCTGCGTTTACGACACTATTAAAATACAGTCCAGCTGCCCAACACTGAAAGCGATATTGCTTCATAAGATAATCTTATCAACTTTTTAGAGATAAATCAAGCGTTTTTCTTAGTCTTGTCAACCACACAAGCTATTTCTAACCGGGATATTTCAAAGCCACCAACAGTGTAATTAAGCCCCATTTCATTGACTTTTTTGTCAGCTTGCTCTAAACAAACACTTTTTTGATAATATTTTATCGGGTCCTCATTAAAATAAATACATTCATTGAGCCTATTAATAGGGTTAATTATGCATAAAATGCCAATCATAAAATATTCAGCCATGCAGCAGTATAGCACAAATTAAGGGTTGACACACAACATGGGATTTCTTATATAGATGGGATAGGAGAAAAACAATGAACTTAAAAAGTAAATCAAAAATGTTCAAAGCATTAGTTGAAAAGATGGATATCGCTCTGTCTGAGAATGCTAACTTTGATCGTATTGCAGATAAATTAAAAAATTTGCATTTAAAAAAGGGAGAAGATTATGTTCAACCTTTACCAACGGATCTGTGTACTTTGCTAGCACAGGATGAATGTAATTGCAGATGAGCTGGTTACATTTATTAATCGCAATTGTTATTTTGACAATCGCATTTCCTAAATTAGCATTATTAATAATAGGAGGGTTATGGCTTTTATAAGAGTAAGCACCATGAATTGGAAGGATAGACAGATTGAAGCTATCAATCGATTGAGTAGAAGAAAAGGTTGGAGCTTTGGTGACAGCAATCCTTACTTTGATAGGGTGTTCAATGTCATTCACAACGATAAGATAAAAACAAAAAAACAAATGAAAGAGGAGTTAAAAAAACATGGATATAAATAAATTTAAATCTGTAGCAGTAAGAAAAGCTGATTACGATACCTTACAAGGACTTTGTAATCAAAAGTTTAGATCGCCTGCCTCGATGATATCAAAACTTGTAAATCAGTATGTAG